CCCATTAATGAGCATATCATACTTAACATTTAGATGAGCTGTATCAACATCACTAGCCTCTTGTAATTTTTGTTCTAATTCTGCAACTTTTCTTGCTCTATCTTTTTTTTCAGCTTCAAGACCTTTCCTGTTTTGTTCCTCTATATATTCCCCATACATATAAGGTACAAGACCACCTTCACCAAAGTTCTTACCAACAAGTAAATCAGAAGCTTTGTTTATATTATCAATAGCTTCTTTTTCTTGATCTCGTATAAAACCAATCCGAGCATTAGCATTCGCCTGACGTTGAGCTAGGTTGTACCTACCACGTGCTCTAAGGCGTTGTATATTTTCTTTGTAAGTCATAAGTTAAGGACCAATTACAGTTTCTATGGAGCCACCTGATTGCAGAGTTATAGCATCATCTAATGAATATCCTGCTGAAGTTATGTCTACAAAGGCGTCATGATTCGCAGCACCTGTCATACCAGTCCCTTTAGCTGCAGTTGCTTTATGGAATCCATAAGCAGATAAGGCTGTACCAGCTAATCCTAATATTAGTGACGCATTCGATGGTTTCGCTTCTAATTCTGGTGGTACTGGTGTATGGCCATGCTGAGGTGGGAAGCGTACTTTCTCATATAACTTATCTATCTTACTCATAGCATCAGTTCGTGAAGCGTCTTGTTTAAGTGTTGCTTCTTCTTGTTTAAGTAATAAACTATTAAGCTCTTTAGCCATTTCGAAACCTTTCTTCTTAGCACTTGCAGCAGCTAGTCTTCCAGCTGTTCGACCAGTCTGGGTACCAGCATACTCATTCTTATACATTTTGATTAACTGGTCTTGAAGTTTAAACGAACTTTTAGCATACATTTCATCAAGTTGTTTATCTATCTGATTCCATTGATCTACCATAGCTTTGAAGATACCTTCTTGTTCTACTTCAGAAGCTACAGTATCATTAAAATATTGTGCATTATTCAGTTTAACTTCATTCAGATAATTCTGATTATCATATTCAAATTGCTTAAGTCTCTGTCTGTTCCGAGCCTTGACTCCTGCTTTTTGTTGTTGGTGTCCGGCTATTTGACCTGCGCCTTGAACGGCGGCCATTCCGATTGATACTGGATCGCACACGGCAAAATTCTATAAAGGTTAATTGGTTAGGACCATGTTTAAGTTCTCTTAAGAACTTGAATCCTAGAAACTTTAGAAGTTTGAGATGAGCGGTATTCCGTTTATCTACAATGTTCCAAAGGAGTTTCTCTTTTCTGCTTTCTATAAATCGTTTGGCTTCACGTGCAAAAGTTAAAGGGTAGTCATGGATAGCAGGTGTACATAACATCCATACTTTTCCACCTTCCTGCACTCCGGCTAATCCGGCAGTCTTGCCGTTAGGCACTTCAAACCAAACTGTATCTCCTATAAAAGCAGCAAGAGGAAGATGAAGAAGTGGAAAGTGTCCATGACCTTCGTACACTTCTCTATAATCATCTTCTCTGAGATTAGAAGCTACTTCAACAGCAGCTTCCATTGTAATTGGGTGAATGTATTTAGACACGTTGATAGTATCTTGGTGAGTAATCGCCTTCCCAATTCATTGAATGTAAAGTAGAAGGTGATGGGTGATTTGATTTTAAAATAACAGTTGTATTTATATTACGATCATAAACAGGTATAGTATGCATATAACCATCAGCTATTGCAGGTTCTGATGCATCTACATTATCCCATTCTAAAGATTCTACAGTATAAGTATAATCAGGTCGTCCTTTACGTTTTAAGGTAACATCTATAACACCAACATCTCCAAAGTCAAAGTTCATTCTATGCAATACTAAAGACCCTCTAGTTTCAGATCTTACACTTTCACCTTCTGTCCTAGTTACATAAATTTTTGGTAGTTCTATTTCAAACTCATACTCATATCCAAGGATTAAATCTGTGTTAACTGAGCTTGTACCAGGACCAGCTTCTGTAGAAGTTTTCCAATTACCAGGTAATGTTACGGTTTCATTAGGCGCTGTACCTGTTATATCGGCTGATTTGATATCATAACTTTTACCTCTTGCGTCACTGCTTGTAGTACAATAAGCTGTTAAAGTATTTGAACTATAATAACCAGCCCCTAATGTAAAGGTAGTAGTATCAGATGCAGTGTTATATGTCATATCACCACTAGCAATTGTTTTCTTTGTATCTAAATATACTCTATTGACATCAGGATCATCACCTATTAAATCTGTATCAGCTCTTAATTTTATGTCCATTTTTTCTAGGGTATATTTAGTACCACTATTTAAAACTAGATAAAATTTATCGTCTAATATACATTGATATATAATATTATTAGGAAATGTCCATCTGAAGAAAGCACTTTGATTACGTCCTTTGCTAGTTTGATGGAATTTATATCCCCATGCTTCTTTTGTTGCTGTATGTAAAGTACTATCTGTACCAAATAAAAGTAAGGAGTTCTCTGGAGATGCACCCATCATTGTAATATTTGCAGGGAATAATTCCGCTACAATTTTACTTTGTTCCTGTATTTGTGGCTCTTCCCTTGTATTAGCATTAGCCATTTCATAGAAACGAGCATTCTTTGCTGTGCTATTTATCCATCCTATAGTTGTACCTAAGCTGATAGGGTTAGTATCAGAATTAAAAGCATACGAAGATAGATAACTTATCTTAGCAGTTTCAGGGGTAAGCAAAGCTTCAGCACCTGAACTTAATAAGAACTGTTCACTAGCACTAAATACCACTAGACCAGTGTTTGTTTCAACAGCATCAAATAACTTAGTTGGATAAGTAGAACTGGATTGTAAATCAATAGGGTCTGCATTGGATATAGCCATAGCAGTCTTAACCCAGAAATTATAGAAATCATTTACTCTAGATAGTATAACATTTTCAGCACTTAATAGTGCTATTCTGTTTCTAAAGAAGCACATCTTTTGTATAGGATACCCAACAAAAGAAGGTGGCGCATTAGTTATATCATCCCCTACATCACGTTTACCCCAATCAGGGTATTGAAACTTGAATGTACCATTTGTATAATTTCTACTGGACCCACCATTGATAGCATATGTACCAGGCAATACTCTGGTAAGGCTTAATGGCATAGTATCATTATCAAATTGAATCTGTATACCTGGTTCACATACCTCTTCCCAAACACCTTCTCCAAAACGAGCTGGTTGGAAATATACAGTCTCACCAGCAGAAATAGTACCAGAAGCTGAGTCAGTTATTTCAAATGTATTGGTTGTTTTATTTGCTATTGTATAGTAACCATTAGTAGCAGCACCACTGGTAAAGCTTGCAATAATTTCATCACCATTTTCTAATCCATGAGCATTAGCAGTTATAGTTACTGTATTTCCTGCTCTAGCATAAGTACCTGTCTGTGCAATTTCAGCTGATATACCTTCAGCTTGAAACTTAAGGTAATAATCATCCATATCCTCACCACTGTTAACTATACGAACAGTATATCCGTGACGACATGTACGTGGTAAGTCTGCTATATTATTAGCTTCACTAGTTATAACATTCATTAGAGTTCTTTCAGGTGATGTTACACCAAAAGGAGTTGCTCTATATAAATGTATCCCATTTCCTACAATTGTTGCTGTTATACCGGTACCAGATATAGCATCTAAGGCTGTCTTCATACTACCTAATATACCACCAGATGATACATGCTCTTCATTATTAGAGGATGTAGGAGCTGGTCTAACCATAGCTATATTAGCTCTAGATATAACATTTACATGGCTTTTAATAGTAACAGTAGTAGTTACACCTTTTTGAGAAGTATATTGATGTGTATCATTTGTTGTCCAACCTTCTCCACCAAACTGTAACTTAGCATATGGTTGATATGTATCATGGTAGTTATCATTATCTGAGTCATCTGTAGGTTGTGGTGTGCACCTAGTATCCATCTCATATCTAAGATTACTCTTACCACCTGAACTTGCATTAGGAGGTGAAGTAGACCATATAGCAGTTCCTGTACTTACGTTAACAGTCTCTCTACCCATCCCTAAACAGTCACCATTACTGGTACCACTATAACTTATCGACTCATCAACTACTATACCAGTTGCTCTGGTATGTGTATAGGTTGTATTGCTTGTTGGGTCGTAGATATCTAATGCATACTGCTTACCATAAGACACAGTATCTAACTCAATATAAGCTTCGTTAACTAATGGTGGAGATAGAAAAGAAGGTCCAGCCTTCATTGCAGTATTCTTACGTCTATTACAGAAAAAGGTGGTTTCGTTAATAGTCATAACTTGAATATCAGAAGACTTCTCATCTGATAATCCTGAGTTATCCAAGTAATCTGCTTTGTTTGTACCAGTTACATCAGAGTAATCAATAGGTATAGATGCTCCATCACTACATCTCCATACATTAACAACACCACCATTAGTAACTTGTCCTATGTATTGCTCTTCATCTGAAGTATAAATATTAAACCACTTACTATGTGCTGCAGTATCTACAGCATATGTTTTACTATCTCCATATGGATTACTAGTAGTGGTAATCTCTTTTACTAAAGAAGTACCAGGTCTTTTTTCTAATTGACGGACAACATCAGGTAGACCATTTTTTAAATCTACTACTTGCCCTCCTAGTTTACGCTCGTCAGGTTGTGTGGACATCCCTAACACGTAGTTGTTTATTTTTTGAGTAACACTTGCCATTAGCGTCTTAAGGATTTATAAGGTTGATAAGACTGGTAGGCGGATTCATCTGGCCAACCAAAGAATGAATGGTCACCTTGATTACATTCATATTCTACACAAGCAGCTCTAGCTTGACCTTCATATGTTGCTAACATTTGCTGTAGTTGAGCATTAGATACTAACTGTACAGCAGCTCTACCAGATGCACGATATACAATATATCTTTGGAAAGGTGCAGGGATGTCTTCAAAGTTTAATCGTCTTACATAATTAAAATAGAAATAATCATCATCAGGGAATTCAAATGTATGATTTACTCTATCATAAACTTTCCATATACCATCAGAAGAATCCTTTCTCCTTACAAAATCTCGGGTTCTATCCCAAGCATCTGTACCATCTATAGATATAACATCTGATGGAATGATGAATTTATTATCAGCTGTTTTACTGGAATTTTTTATATGATATTCTTTATTAAATGTCCATCCTTCATTCTGAACATCTTGATTAACTTCTTTTAAGATATTATATATGAATGATATCTCAGGATTATTAAAGTCAATACCTGATATAGGGGACTGACCGATGCTACCAAGAATCGCATTGACTGCGGATAGTTCGGTATCGAGATCAACTGTTGTGGTAGTCATAGGTATAAATATTTGTGAATAAAAAAAGGGAGGTACGGATACCCCCCTCTATAAATTATGTGTATTGCCCAGCGACAACTGCACATGTATCAAGCACACCTGATCCACCAACGGTGGAGTATGCTAGTCTTAAGTTTTTAGTTGTGGATGCAACAGCTGATGCGCTGCCTGATCCACTTGTATCAGATGGAGAGATACGAGTTTGTGTACCTTTACATACACCATACTCTCCAACTGCTGTTGGTACTGCCATAGTATTATATTGTTAAGAAACTGTACCTAGAAGTGCACTATTAGAATGCTGCCTTCCGTACTCTAAAGGAGTAGCGGGGTTTTTCGTAACTGAACTCTTTACTTTCCCAATACCACTATAATCAGCAGAAGCATGGTAGTTACCTTTTGTTCTGGTTATAGTCTGTGATGTTCCAGGTTTAAGAGACATGATTATGAACGAGCAGAGGTTAATTCAATTGCACCTGCAGGGTTAAGTGTACCTACACCCATAGCAAGACGCCCGACAAGTACATCTCCTTGGTATAAAACTGATACGTCTCCGCCTGTTACTTGAACCTGTGGTCCAATAGCTTCAACGATTCCAGCTGCGTCACGCTGATAGATTAATCCACAGTGTGTAGAGAAATCACCAGAGTAATCATTGTTCTCACCGGACTGTCCATTAACAGTACCAGCTAAGAAAGGTAGGTTGTTAGAACGCTTGATTGATATACCAGCTATTTCTACTAGGCCTTCACCAGAGGTTAGGTTACCTTGATTGTTACCATAGTCTCTGTTGAGGATGTTAGAAGATACCTGAGATACAAGAGCATAGTACTGACGTGGGTTTAGTACGGCTGTACGTCCTGTCTTAGGTAGGTTCTTTTCATCTAGCACAGCTGCCGCCTCAAAGAAGGCATCCACTAATGCTTGTGCATTGTACTCCTTAGTCACACCAAGCTCGATGGTTGTACCACCTGGCTCTGGTCCTGGAGATGCAGTGATAGGATGTGCTTCACGTGCTGCTAGAGCAATCGTTCTGAAGACTTTCTTATCATATGCTTCAGCCAATGCATGACCAATTTTCTTAGAGATCTCAGATCTCAGAGAGTAGTGTGCAAGTGTCTCATCAAGATCATATACGAAAGCACTAGAGATGAGTAGATCATCACACTGGATGGTCTTCTCAGCTACTGGTGGATCGCCTGATCCGAGGATTGGTTCACCTGGAGTATGGTAAGCCGCTTGCATGCGTCCCGTGAAGATGAACTGTAATGATTTACCGTTCTTTAGGGTACGTCTTTGCA